GCATGTTGCCTGAATCGAAGTCAGCTTCCATTGAGGTAGACAAAGGCATACGCTCAAAGTGCTTGAATCCGTTTGGTGCATCAGTCTTGATGAAGAACGCATCTGGGTCGGTCAAGAAGTGGTTAACGGTGTAACCCTCTGGAAGCATACCCATGTTACGGATTGCGTTTACATCGTTGTCTGAGGTGCCAACACGAAGTGTTGATTCCAGCAGACGATCAGCAACGAACTGAAGCTGTGGTGGAATGATCAACTTGGTGCCGCGAAGGGCGATGATCAGATTCCGCTCATCAACGAAGGTGGAAATGTCGATAAGAGCATTTTCCAGTGAAGTTTCGTTGAGGTCAGCAGCAGTTGATGGCTCGTTACGGAAAGTACCGCCACCAGCAAGTGGGTGGTCAGTAGCGCAAAGCTCTTTGCCGTCACCGCCAGTAAAGCTGCTGTTGAACGCATTGTTCAGTGTTGCAGCGGCTTTAACCTGCTTGGTGTGAGCCATTGAACGTGCCAATGCACGAGTGTAACGTGCACCAAGACGATCATAGAGGTTGTCTTCCATTGCTTCTTCGGTCAAAGCAAACGCAAGAGCGATTGTCTCATGCGTATAGCGAGCCGTATAAGCTTCGGAAGCGCTGTCAAAGTTAACCCCAGCACCCTCAGATTTTGTCTGAGCGTTGCCGAAACCAACCAGCATGACCTCTTCCTCAAATGCTCGATCTGAGGACTCAGTGTCATAAATTTCAGCATGTTCCGCATCATAGCGGTCATATTCCATGCCGAACAAGGCGTTAAGACCGGGTTCCAGTTCTTTCGCCAATTGTGCGCGAGAAATAGCCATTAATCAGTCTCCTTACGCCAAGCCTGCAGTGCCAGCACTGTACAGGTGGTTGTTGATCATAACAACAACGTTGGTATTTGCCGAAGCTACATCACTGTTCTCAGGATCCTGAGAGATGTCCATAGCTTTAAGTGGCAAAGTCGCAGTTGTTGCACCAGTGGTGACATCAAGTTCCATGCGGGAGATACCTGATGCGGTATCGCCAACTGGGGACTGGTCAACGATGTCAAAATTACCAAACAGATCGGCGACAGGGAATGTGTCGTCTGCTTGGATCTCAAACATGGCATGAGGTGCGTCAATGACGAAAGCCTCAATATCCGAAGCAGCAATGCCACCAGGATAAGAGTTTGAGAAGGTTTCTTTACCCGAAGTTGGGTCGGTGTAACGGCATCCGTTGAAAACACCCAGAATCAGACCTGAACCGCCAGCAGCTACACGTTCAATTGTACCAGCAGTGACAACGGCTACGAGGTCACCTTGGAAAATTGCGGTCGCATAGCTAGAAGCAATACGGTATTTGTTCTGCATGTTTGCAAGATCGGAGCCGCCGCCTGAGCGATAAAGCCTCAGGCCAAAGGAAGCGTCTTTATTAGACATGACTTCTACTCCTAATTATCAGCTACCTTTGGTCCACCAAAGGACACAGAGGTAGAACGTTGCGGTTTAAGCTTTGGCATGTTTGGATTGTTTTCACGCATCCAATCACGATCCACAGCTTCCATTTGATTGTTTGTAACGGTTTCATAATGATCGTTACGTTGATCCGCAATCTCTTCAGGGATTCTAGCTAATACTAGGCCCCCAACGCCAATTACGCCTGCGTTTTTGCCTTCGTCAATTACAGGTGCGTCAAAGTCAGGATAATCCTCAGCTTTAACTAACTCCCATCCTTCACGGCGGCGCTTGTGGACATTGTTACGGTCATCATATTCCATGACTGACTCACGAATCCACCTATGCTTAAAACCAATAGGTGGTTCTGGAGCTTCGAGGGTACTGGCTGGACGCCAAGCTTGTGGTCGCGCTTTATTTTCACGGGTTTGCGAATCCCGGCTTGTACGATCAGTCATTATGCTCTCCTAGCTTCCATTTTGGCAACTTCTTTTGCCATTTGCTCAAGGGTAATCCCTAGTTTCTTGGCCATGTTGACCTGTCCCGGCGTCAATTCCACCGTCTTTTTCCGCCCAGATTTGGTAGCTGACCGTCCATTGGACGCAGGAGCCACGGCTTGGGCGTTCTGCCGTTGCGCCTGAAACTTGTGGGGAAACTCAACGCGCATACGCCTGTCTATTTCCCTGTAATAATCATCTGTCCGAGGATCAAACCCTTCAACACCAACAATCTGGTTGTGAATGGCTTGAGCTCCAGCACTCATAATAGCATCCGTGCCAAACCAAGAATTTTTATCCATCCAACTCTTCAATTTAGGGTCTAGCTCCTGAGGAGCCTGTTGCTGGCGCTGTGGCACTTGCTGAACTTGCTCAGGCTGCTGGGCCTGTTGCTCTGCTCTTGCCTTTTGAATGCGTAGACGCTCTTTTTCAATTGCCAGCCTAGACATTAAGTCTTGAGCTTCAGCAATCTTATCAACATCTCCGTTATCATACCCTTCCTTGAGCATACGCTTGGCTTCAGCAGTCTGAGTTTCAACACGACTTCCATATTCAGTCATATAGCCCTGATCAAGATCCTTGAGGCGCTTCTGCATTTCCTCATTCTGTTGCTTTACAGATTGAGCATAGGCATAAGCCGCTTCAGCTTCTTCAAGTGCTTGCTTGCGCTTTGCGGTAAGCTGGTTAATACGCCTTTGAACATTTTCACTGTAGTTCTCAAGCTCTCCAGAATCTTCGTTTTCAGAATCCCGTACAATTGTTCGGTTTTCTTCAGATTCAGATTTATCTTCTTCAGCAGGCGGTGTCCACGAAGCGTCCTCTACTTCGTATTCAACATTTTCCTGCTCTTCAACAGCATTTTCGTTTTCGTTTACCATGTCTGGCCTCCAGTCAGCATTATACATAAGAAATATCAGATGGGTCAAGTATTGTGGCTATGATATTGTCGTCATTTATGAGTCGAACCTCAAGACCATCCACTTTAAACCTGTTTCCGCTATATCTACCCATAAGAACCCATGACTTTTCTTGGCACCAAGAGCCACTAGGGAACTTATTTTCATCTTTATAGGCATCTGGGCCTACTTTGACGACATATGCCGCAACGGTAGCAAAGCTTTCACGATCCCTAGTTTGATTAGGAATGTAAACGCCGCTTTTTGTTTTCTCAGGCATATAATATGGGATTACAAGCAATCGGTAGCCAACTGGTTGAGGCAGCCTTTCTAACGCTGACCCTTCAAGCTTTGACGGGTCTTCGCTGTTTTTACTATCCTCAATTTTATCAAAGCCCTTTTTAATTGCCGTTGGAAGTTCGGAAGAACCAGCCTTACTAGCTGAAGCCGCCACCTTTTCGGGGACGAATAGTTTTTTAGTCATCGAGTTCAATACCCTTCATCGCGGATCTAATCAGTTCCTCAGCATAGGACATTCCGCGTATCTGCCCTACTATGAGTTTGTAGTCCTCCAAAGAGTCTACACCACCATCCGAAAGCCTTTCAGCGTATAAAGCCTTTTGCTCTCGTATGTCTTTTAATAAAAACTCAGCCAAACGCAAGGAATCCATTATTTAGATATCCCTTTTGACTTTTCATATGTTCTGAGCGTTCCTAATCCTAGAAGGCCGCCTAAAACGGTGAGAAGCGTGGCCATATCAAATTCAGGTAGCTCAGGTATATCTGCCCCAGCCAAGCTAACTGCGAAAATAATCAATGGCTGTAAAACAAAGTGATACATGAAGGCCACTCCGCAGGTCCACCCGATAAAGGGGCGCCAACCACCTTTAAACAGCGAGCCTGAGGCTGCCTCCGCTTTATTAACTTCGATTTGAGCAAGGGCAATGGAATGCGCTTGTTTTTCGGCCATCGTGGCTATCTCGTGAGCCAGAGCAGCCTTTTTGTCTTTGTCTTCGACAAATTTATCTAAAATATTGCTTACTGGACCTATAAGTGCTTCAAGCATGTATGCCTCCTATACAATAGCAAACATAACGTATCCACTTTTTTAGTAAACTTCAACAGATCCTTTTTTTAAAAATTTAGGTACACAGTAAGCTGTAACGCGATCTCTTGGGTCGATGAAATCTCTTGCGCCGTAATTTCCGTAGCGCTTGGAGACTTGGGAGGCATAGTAATTACAGGTGGTAATAGACGCGAAATAAGCATCTCCGCTAACCAACCGCCGATCCTCTCCAGTGCCAAGGTAAACGAGAAGGAGGAAGACATGCATCATTCTCCCTTCGAGGCTGGTTTACTGTTAACATATAAACCGAACCATGCCGCTCCCGCGCCAACGATGATAGAAAATCCACCAGCTTGAGCATTATTGGGTTCTGGCAAGGACATAAACCACTGGCAGAACTGATAGAAAACAATCATGTAAGTCAGTATTAATGCTCTTGGAACAATGCGCCATGCATCTAGTTTTTCTGGTGTAATCATGAACCACCTCTTATTACCTTATAAGCTCCAAAAATTATTATAACAGCAATTATAATAGCGCCGCCTATAATAACATATTCCATGAATTTTTGCCGCCGTTCTCTTTGCCTGTACAAAGTGTCTTGGCGTTGTTTTCGGATTTGACCTTCCATCCGAATCAACTCGTCCCAAGCCTTTGACCCCATTGTAAAACCCATCCATTGTTTTAGTTCGGCTCGTTGTGACTCTGCTTTCTTTTTTGCGGCATACGCCTCTAGCGCCTCTTGTTCAACGCTTTTTCCGCTAAACAACTTTTTGAATATAGGTGGATTCTTGGCTTCTTTTTCCGCCTGCTCAATGTCTGAAAGCGCACCCATCCAGCGCGATAAGTCGCCGACCATTGATTCAATGTCTCGACCTACCGCGAAGCCTTTTTTAATTGTAGAGAATGCGGCTGAAGCCACAGCCATAGCGGATGCTGGATCCATGAGGGCACCTCAATGAGACAAATATCATACTCACTGGGTGCTGCCCTTCAAAATACACCCTGAAATCTTTGTGCTCTCGCAATGGGAGAGAACTTTTTTATTATACCACCGTCAGCTTTTTTTTGTGGATTTTTTTTTGTTGACTGATTTCTTTTTGGTTTCTTTGCGCCACGCTGAGACGACACTTTTGATTCCTTCGCTTGCGACAGGGATATCGCTACGACTTGTTTCTGCGGATAACCCTCTGACCTCAACTTCGATATGTTTTGGCTGATTGTCTTTTGGCTCATTCCTTTTTTCAATGGCATGGCGTCTCTCCACTTTTTGAGCCTTCATTACTTCGGCTACTTTACGATTAACTGAACTAGCACTCATTGTTTGCTCCTAATGTTTGCGGCAGCAATATCACGCTGCGTTTGAATACGATCTTCTGCCACACGAACCTTTTCTTCATTCGCCTCTTCTTGAAGATCGAGTCGTTGCTGACTTAACAGAATGTCATTACGTTCCTTTTCACGCTCAAAATTCTGCTTTTCTTCAAATTGCCGTGCTTTCTCTTGAATTTCAGCACCGCGAAGGGAAAGCTCCTGCTGCCTGATTGCTACCAACGGATCAGTTGAATCAGCAGGAGCAACTGCTTGTGCGTACTGTTCCGTCAGTTCACCAACGATTTCAGCCGCTACATCTTGTATCTGTTTTTGTACCTGTTGCATAAGCAGAGGATTAACTTGAAGCATAGCTTGTTGCTCTTGAGGTATCTGAGACATAACTTGTTCAGATGCCTGCATCTCAGCAATCATGCCGATGTGCTCCTGAATGTGCCCTTGAAGCGTCATCACAATATTCGCGTTTACTTGTGCCGCTGGAGTGGACAAGAACGCCAAATGCGCTTCAATATGAGCTTGATGGTTCTGCTCTGGGAATGCCTGCAATCTTTGCCCACGCATAGCTTCCTGATTTTCCTTTGCGGGGTTCATTGGCTGTGGCTGCTGGGGCGGAGGCAGAATAGCGTCAATATTAGTCATGCCTAGAGCTTCATACATCTTCCTATAAGCCTGATATAGCCCTTGTTGACCACCATGTAGCTCTGGATTGCTCTGAACTAGCTGTAATTGTGTCTGTGCAAGCGCAATACGCTGTGACATGGAGAAAATGTTAGGATCAGACACTGGGATGACGTCAATTCTGCCATCAAAGTCAGATTGCATGATTTCAGGTCCAGTATTTTGAACCATATATGGGTACATGACTGAATTTTTGGCAATGACATCAGCCAAAAGCTTAAATTCTTGCTTCTGTGAGTAGTGAAGGCGCTTATGAATAGCGCTCATAACCTTGGTGCCGCGTTCCATGATAGCCATAGTGGTGCCAACAGGGGTTTCACCGCCCATTTCACCAACTTTCATGTCTGCCATAGATGCAAAACGCCGACCTGAGTCAACAAGAGTGCCTAAAAGCTGATAAAGCGTGGCTGAAGGCTCTTTAAACGGCAATGCCATGATAGATTGACGAATATCCATGCCAGCAGAGTCAATATCGCGGAACTCACCAGGCGAAAGAGGTGTGTCCTCGTCCCTAATTCGTGCACCACGGGCTTTAAAGCCTGCTGGAAGGTTAGACAGCGTACCAGCATCAATAAGCTGTCTGAGCAGGCTTGTAGCGCCTTGAGCAAGCCCTCCAATCATGTGGGTCAAACCAAAGCCATAGAAACCAAGACCGGGCAGGAATTTGTAATGAACAAAATATTGCCGCTTTTGTAATGGCTTTTCTGGGTCAAAGTTTCTGCGAATAGCCAAAACTTCTCCAGTTGTTTCCAGTATCGTAACAACATAGCTAAGTTTGATGCCTGAATCGTCCTCAAAGCCAGGTAACTCAAGTTCGGTATGAACCTCGTAAATAGTCAAATCCCTGTCATCGCCTGATGGACTAACACCCTGAGCCTCATCAATAGACTCTTGGATCTCGCTGTAATTCTCAGCATTGTAGCCAGAGGACGGAAGATCAATATCACGATAGAATCCGCTAACCTGAAGCTTTCTAATTTCGTTACTGCTCATGGAAATAACATGAGTTACTCTTGGAGCAGACGTTAAGCTTGAAGCGCCATAAGGAACAATTAAGTCCTCAGCATGTACAAACTTGCTTACTGGACGCTGTAATAACGGATCAAAGTAAACTTTACGGAAAGCAGAGCCCACAATAGGAAGATAAAACAGCATCTGATCCGTTTCTGGATCATATTCTTCCATTTCGTAGGTAATCATATAATTCATGTAATGCTTGATGCGTTCAGCCTGCTGAACAACCTCTGGGCTTTCCGCACCAATAACTTGAGTACGAACAGGGCCGCCAGAAGGAAGCAATTCACGATAGGCTTGGGCTTGGAACTGTGTGACGGACTCGCTCAAGAGCGGGTGAATGACGCCAGAAGCTCCTTCAAACGGTTGTGAGCGTTCTTCGTAACGCATACCAAGTAGGTCAATACCCTTTTTATAAGTATCTTCCCATTCTTGACGAGACGACATATCATCTTCGATATCTCCAACCAAATCTGAACTAATTTTGCCCAGATCGCTTTCATCCATATAGTCAGCGAGGTTAGCATCAAACGGAATTTGTGAAACATCTAAAGTCTCCTCTTCGATTTCACCAACAATAACGCTCCCGTCTTCCATTTCAGTGACGTTAGGCGCAATTGATGCTTCCATCAGATCAATCTCTGCCTGTTCCACATTTGATATCGGCTGATCACCGCCAGCGCCTATGCCTTTTTCCACAGCCATCAGTCTATATCCTTTCCGCCTTCAATAGTAACTAATTGAGGCTTTGTCGAATCCACAACATCACCACCACCTTCAATCACAACAAGCGTTGGTCTTGCTGGTCGGTCAGGCGGATTAAGCTCATTAGCAAGAATCTGTCTAATATTAGTGTCCATAGCGTATTCTTTATTACGCTGATTCTGCATTCTTGCCGCTCTAGCTCTACGCTCCATCATTTCTCTAGCTTTAGCACCTTCATCCATCTGGCGCAATCTCTGAGAAACACCAAAGCCATACTCATCAAGTTTCGGCGCCATTGTATCAAGAATCTTTCTGGTATCCAAGACTGGATAACCATATTCAAGTTCCAGCCTTTTAGCTTTAGAACCAACCTCTTTCAGAAGAGCATCAGCCATAGGAATGCCATCATCGTAATGCTGTATCACAGCATCTTGTATAATTTCATCAAAGAACTCATCGCTGTCACGAGCAACAAACCTAAAGTCTGGGTCATCCTGCGCTATACCAAATAAATAATCAAGCTCATCATCAACATAACCAGCAATGTCTTGAGCCGCATCACGAATAGCTTCCTCAGCCATCTGCTCATCAAGCATTTCCCTGTACTGTGTGCTTTGCGCTCGATCTCTTTTAGCCTGAAGCTGTAAATAGTTATCGCTAGGTCCTGTAACAATCTCGCCAACAACAACGTCAGGTTTTTTTGTTACAGCAGGAGTGAGTGGTACATCAGCCACGTCAGATGCTTGAACAGGCAAGTTGTCCATATCTAAAGCTTGCAAGATCCCAGAGTTTTCTGGGGCAGGCAATGCTTTAAGCGTTGACGGCGGGGGCGACACATCAGCCTTACGGGAGGAAGACAAGCTGGGTCTGGACAGGCTTGAAGGGCTGGAGCCTGCCACTATTCCACCCACCGTCAACAACCCATATATATCACGCCTTATACCGGGTAGACCAGTAGCATACTCTACGGCTTCTCCAGCACCACGCATTGCCGCATCGGTAGTTCTCTGCGTTAAGTCAAACAGATCAACGGGGCCGCCTAAAAGAACACGATTTGCGGTATGCAATAAATTAGGATTTTGACCGCCAAACACAGATGGAGCATACTCAAACATCTGAGAAGACATTGAGGGATACTTAGTCGTATCAAAAGGCTCTAATACGTCCTCATATCTAAAGCGGTCTGCCATTACATGATGTCCCTAGAATTGCCATCCTCACTTGGGTTTCGGTCAATCATAGGGACGCCAAGTTCCCACATATTGCAGATATTCTCAGCCGCACACACAAAGTGTAGCTTCTCACAATATCCGACAGGCAGGTCTTCAGGAAAAGACAACCCATCATCAATACATTCAAGGATTTCTCGGCTCATGTTGTAATACTCACAAGTCGCACACTTGGCGTTCTTGTTTTCCCACGTTTTGGTAGCCTCGCCGTAAGCATAATCGTCCACAGCAATCGCCTTGTTTTCCGCATTGATTTCCTCGTTTTGTGTGGCAGCGGGGCAGGAATCGTACTCTTCTTCCTCATGTTCATAACCCTCGTTGCCAGTAATTCCATCTAAGTTGATCTCAATGCGGATTACACCATTCTTAGATGGAACTTCGCCACCCTCCGCCTTACGCAAAGGGAAATTAGGAACGCCCATACGCTGATTTTCTTTCATAATATCATACACCTTCTTCTCAGCGTCAGTGAGCAAATCATAGCGCTCTACGCCACGATTTAAAATACTGCGCCGTTCAGCGTTGGACAAATCCTCAAAACGCATTATTTACATCCTTTATACGAACCGCCACGACCTTTCATGACAGCACCGCCGCCCTTAAATCCTTTAACACCACGACCTTTAAGAATATCAGCGCGAGTAACCTTTCCATCACCAGTTAGATCAGGAAAGGCAACGCCGCCCTTCTTCATTTCTTTATAATCAGGCTCTGGCATGGAGTTAAATTTGTCACGAGCATACTTTGCGGCCTGATCTTCGCTCAAGCCAAGATCGAGGCCTTCCTCAAATAACTGTTCAAGCAAAGCATCATTCTGTTGATTACTCATTACTTTACTCCACGGAACTTTGTTCCACGCATAGCGGAACCACCACCACGGCAGGATCCACCAACTTCACCGCCATCTTTCATTTGAGCGATTGGAGCAGTGTAATCTTCCATGTAACTACGAGGGGCTGAACGAGGCATACCTGATGGACGAGGACGAGGAGCTTTTACGCCACGCATTCTGTTCATCACACGAGAACGATCTGCATCAGAGATAGCCTTGCCACCTTCGTCCCTCAAAATTTTCTCAATAGCCATATCAATCGCATTCATGTCGTTCATGACGCTACCACCACTTTGATAGTTCTTTGGCTCAATAAGGTCTTTGTAATCGCTGCCTTCCTTGAAAGTTTCGAATGAAATAAAGTTATTTCGGGCCAGATTCTGCGGCGGTAGGCCAAGCCTAGTTGAGCGTTGAGCGCCCATGCCAGCCTTAGCTGACTTGCGTCCCATTTTGCGTGATTTTTTTCTGTCCATCAGTAATACTCCTTGCGGCGTCTGTATGTTGCAATATCATCGTCCTCGTAGTCAGCACGAGTGCGTACAAACCCGCCCTGCCTAAAGCGTAGTATAGCCTGAGTCATCGAGTCTGCCAAGTCATCGTGTTCGCCATTAGGAAAAGCAGCGCATTCCTCAACAACCTCGTCAGCCCACCGCTTCTCAGGAGCCCATACCATGCCGCTTTCAAACACAGGCGCACAAGCATTCATTCGAGAAAATTTATCCGCACCTCTGCCCGGAGTAAACGCACTCACAGGTATGCCCATCTGCCTAAGTTCATGCGTCAAAGGCGTACCACTTGCCTTTTGCTCGATAAGCACCATATCAGGCTCAAAGTCGTTGTATAATCGCAACGCTGCGTCCTTCAACTCAGGAAACTCCCACCTACCCTTCTCAGCATCAAGCAAGATGATCGCAGGCTCCTCCCCTTCGTCAGGGTAGAATATTCCCCATGTCGTTATAGCACTAAAGTCAGCTCGTTCACTTTTCGTAAACGCCGTATCGTAAGACTGGATGATGTAGTCACATGGCGGGGGATCGTCATGTTCCCATACATTCCACCACTCCCTCTTTATGATCGCCCCCTCTTCCGCTGTCGGGTTCTGTAAATACTGGGCGTTCCACTTCGCTACTGGAATCGAAGCTTTCACAGCTTCTAATTCGTCTTTGCTCCAAAACTCTGGCCATAGAACACTCCCAGAATCCGGGAATATCGCTGGAAACTCTACCACTTCCCATTGGTCTGCACCTCCCTCTGACTGCTTCTGTAAAACCTTTGCCGTCAAATCCCTGATCGACCACCGCGTCATAACAATAACAATCGCACCGCCCGGCTGTAAACGCTGTCGTGGACCAGATGTATACCATTCGTAAATGTTATCCAGAGCCGTAGGGCTCATAGCGTCTTGTTCAGAAACAGGATCGTCAATAACAACAAGATCACCACCTCGCCCAGCAAGAGCGCCGCCGACACCCACAGCATAATACTCGCCGCCCTTATCAGTGCTCCAACGCCCTGACGCTTTAGCATCTTTCGCAAGCTGAAGGTCTGGGAAAACTTCACGATACACATCACTGTCAATTAAATTCTTAACCTTACGACCAAATCCTACCGCAAGTTCCGCTGTGTGTGTAGCCTGAATAATCTTCCTGTTCGGCTGGCGACCCATTATCCATGCAGGGAAAAGATAACTTGCAAACTCAGACTTGGTGTGACGAGGAGGCATATTGACAATAAGACGCTTTAGCTCACCATTCGCCACACGCTCAAGTTTCTCGGCGAAGATCTTGTGATGACGTCCTGCAATAAAACTAGGCCACACATGCTTAACAAAGTCCAAAAAGTTGTTCTGATAACGATCACGCTTATTAACATGCTCAAAGGCGTCAACAAAATTCTCAAGTTGTTTACGCTCTTCTTCTGTTAAATATTCAATAGGAATATCAAAAGGAGTATCCATTTAAGCCCCTATGCGGCTCGCAGTGACCCCAAGAATCGTTCAGCAGCCGCGTCAATTACAGATCCACCCTTCTGCATAGCCAATGGCTTCGCTGGTGTCAAAAGATTCCTAAAATATTCAGCCGTTAAAATCTGCGATGGATCAAAGGCAGCCTGCGGTCGCATGAAGAACGGAGACGACACCCTAGTCGATGGGACAACCACACTTTGACCAGACTGGTTAGATTCTGGTGTAGTAACACCTCCATCCAGAATGCCGCCAATTTGGTTGGGCGGAGTCTGCGTCACATCCTCTGACTGAATATCAGAGGCTATAGGCTTAACTATGCCTACGTCCATGCCACCCTGAGGACCAACAGAAGGATCATTAGTCACAAGACCAGAGAAAGGACCCGAGTAACTCGCATCTGGCATCCCGCTATACGTTACCCCACCCAATGTCTGACTGTAGTTCAATGTGCCTCGACCAGCAGGTGCAGTAATGTTCCCAGCCTCATCAACTTGAGCGCCTTCCATCGCCAGCATTTTTCCATATGCTTCTGCTGCTTGCGCTTCAGGATTAAAACCAGTAAGAGCCATAAGACCGCTCATTAAGCCGGGGACTTTCCCCATGTATCCTAATAAACCTGCGCTAGGAGAAGGCAACCCCTCAACCACCTGCTGTTGGTTTGCTATCATTTGCTGGGCAAATTGTTCAGAAACAGGAACCCCGTTGACGGTATATTGCCCTGTTTGCCCACTTTGCACAGGAGAAACGTACCCCGTCTGCTGGTTCGCTAGGTTATAACCCGTAGGACTGATACCATATGCATTATCTGAAGCCGCTGCGTCAGCAATCATAGCCGATAGGTCTGTATTAGCCGCAGGAGCAACATACCCAATAGCTGCTAGAGCATTGTTCATAGCCTGCTCTGCTTGAGCATTTGCTTGATTCTCTGCATTATATGCGTTTAAGTCGTTCATCATAGACTCTTCAGCGAGCATAGAAAGAAGACCATTAGTTGGATCAACTGTCTGCTCTGTCTGAGTAGGAGCAATGTTAAGATCGCTCAAAAGACCCATAACAGCAGAAACATCCACATCCGTATCGGTCGTCTCACCACCTAAGGCAGATACCGCAGCTACATCAGGAGCTAAACCACCAGAAATAACATTTGTCGCCGCGTTTTGCTGGGCACTTAAATCACCCCCACCTTTAGCCGCTTGTGCCGCCGCCGAAACCGCATCTGCAACCACAGAACTCGGAGCCCCAGTCAATCCACCAAAGTTTTGGCCAGCCACGTTAGTGCCTTCACCAGAGGTGAACCCAATCGCTGCGTCAGTCGCCGTGCTACCTGTAGCAGAAACGCCATCTACGCCAAAGGCAGTGCCTCCATTGTTTGAATTATTTGCGCCTCCGCCGCCGTTACCGTTGCCAGAGCCTGAGCTACTAGAGGTGCCTGCCGCCACAGCACCAGTGTCACCAGCAGGTCTGTAAGATGGAATGCCGTTGTGCATCTCACCTGTACCACCAAGAGCCTTCAAAATGCCAGCCTCTTCTTCCGTGATGTAAGCAAGCTTGTGAGGCATACCCCTAACATCACTGGTCTTTGGCACAGTTACCGCACCGCCGTCTTCAAAATTCACGGAATAAAGACCTTGAATACCAAGGTTTGGATCAGATAGGCTTCCACTAAAGGTCGGCTGAATATTCAAAGAACCAATGCCCATAGGCCCTGGCATCGTTACACCTTGACTCATAATATCCATAGCCCCCTGAATAGGACTAGGCAAATTAGACCCAACGCCGGGCATGTTTAATACGTTCCCAAGAATGTCCATGCCGGGCATATCAAAGCTTTGTTGCGGAGCAGGGGATAAAATGTCGGATAACGCATCATTATTGGATCCTCCGCCCCCACCCAAATCAATTGACGGGCCAGATACGCTAGGAGCCTCAGAAGCACCAGAAAAACCAACGTCACCCATACCTGTGCCGCCACGACCACGCTCCATACCACTGCCAGCATAGCCACCATCAGCCATGTACTGAACAGGCTGGCTGAAAATATCAATATTCATCATAGGGTTTGTTGGCATGGGCGCCATAGTTTGATCAGGAGAAGGAACGCCCATGCCTATATTCGGAAGCACCTGAGGCATACTCGGTGCTGACATGCTACGCATGAAATTCTTAAACTGAGCTCTCTGCATCGGCGAGGTCTTAATATCCATCTGTGGCGGCTGCTGTGGCGCTGCCTGTGGTGGAGCCATCGGACCCATGAAATTAGCCATTACGAAGAACCCTTATAGATAAACTTCCAACAATAATACGATATCATTCTAACTTTGACAACAGGAGATCAAGCTCCTTAACCGATTGGTCTAATAATTTTGAAATTTTTTCGTCTAGATTATTAAAATTTTTCTCGTTGTAATCATATAAAGCATCGGCCAAGCGCTTTATACGCTCAACATCAAAGGAGGTTAGGGTACCTTGGACGCCCCCTAGGGTACCTTGGGAATCCACAGACTCACCACGCGATATGTTCTCAGCTAAAAACCCCACCGCCTTCGGTATGGCTGACTGCCCACCCTCGTAATAACGATACATGCGAACACTCACGCCAAGCAACTCAGCAAACTTGTTCGCGCTAAATCCTAACTTGTTGCGTATCTCACGCAAAGAACTTCCATCCACAGTCGGGTGCAAGCCCTGCTCAACGCGCTTCATCTATTTTCTCCAATAATCCATGCTCCATCATATCCCACGCCAATACATCTTCAGTGTGGAACCGCATGGGCTTGCCCGTGATGTCAGACGCAAGAATGGCCATCAAGCGAAGAGAATCCTTAGGATCCTCTGGGCAGCTACGAATACAACCCCTCCAGATATCAAGCATCTCGATCGGAGTGTCAAACTCAAACGGCACAGGGGAAACGATACTTAAACGATACTTAGGCATATGAACCTCCCTTTTAATCCATATATGCAATGATTGCATGAAGTGTCAAGAACTAGGTGATTGTTTTTGTAAAACTTGGCGTAAAGGCACCGCTGAGTCAATCCTAAAAAAGGGGTTCCCCATATACCCCGTACCCCGATTTTCTCAATGATTACAATAGCCTAGGGTACCTTGTCGCATAATGTTTATTATTGTAAACAAAAAATAGCACGCCATGTGGCGTGCTATCATGTGATGGTGGCGTGCCCTATGATAGGATACGCCGTCTGTTATTAAAGTATTCATAAACGCTATCACCAAGATTTGCCCATATGCTAGTGACGCCACATTCATCATCTGATCTTATGGTGATATCTGATATATGCTGATCAATAGTCATGGGTATTTCATAACCATTCAGATCATGATTGCCATTAGATGATCCATAAGCATGATTATAATGTTGCTGATTATGGCATATCACGATTGATTGCCCATGATCACGGCGCATTTCAGAAACACGAGCGCGGATAGTGTCTGGCGTCCACCCAGTAGCAGATGATATATCGCGTGTTGTGACGCCACCATCACGCCTCATCATTTGCCACATGATGCCAATGCGTGATCCATTGCGATATGGGTTTTCTGGCGTTTGTACTGATTGAACACCACCATCATATGCCAAGCGGTTAGCATCTGAATGCTGAAACATATTCACGATTAGACGACACCAATTAAATAGCTTGGTGCTATCCAATGTGGCTTGGTGTTGTCTGAATTCGATAGTACCCATAGCATATGTGGAAACATTGATTGCAGAAAACTTGCCGCCAAGTAAAGAATTCAATCCACCAATTGTGGAAACGCCATTAAATGTTGCGCTTGCGTTATTGACTATGAATTCCAATGAACGGCAAAAACGATTAGCACGCCTAGATCGTGAAACAACCTGATTGATTTCATCTTGATGGATTGCATAGCGATGGACGACATCTTTAATCAATGCAAAAGGCATTGGCGTTGCATTCGGATTAGGTAAGTAATCACCGCTTTCAATCATGTGTTGTTTCGATTTCTGCCAATGGTTATTGAATGCACCATAATCTTGATCAAGATTAAAATCAGATAGCAACCATGGCGCAACACCCACATGAACATGACCGCCAGTGGCTTGCAATCCTACTTTGCCACCATTGTCTGATATGAAAGTCATTAGATCAGCAATGTCATTTTTAGCTTGTGTTGAATGTGGCGCGAATGGTGGCGTTATTATTTCAGCATCAACGCCAGAAGTGGCGTCACTAACTACCTTTACCCAATTAAAACCGTTATTATGCAATAACGAATGCCATTCGGAAACGGCACGGAAACCAATAGAGCG